TGGTGGTTGGCTATGCCGAAATAGAATAATCGCTTGTAAGTGAAATATGAGGGCTTTTCTACTTGACACTTAAACTTGAAATACGTGGTGGTTAAAAAATCTTAAAATAGGCACTTGACAAATCGGATTTTATGTGGTATACTTATGGGGTAAGGTTATACTTATTGACTTTTTTAAAAAATAATGGGGGTGTTAAGATGCGAGTAACTGTAATGTATAGGAATAACTGGTTTGGTGGGGATGGATGGACTTATTATCCTAAGACAGTTGAAATATCCGATAATTGTCCTATATGTGGGGGTCCTAGAGGAAAAGCAAAACCTTATCGCTTTTGCGAAGATGGGGAATGGTTCGTTGTAGATACTTGGAAAAATCTTTGTGGGCATATTGATTCTTATAAAGATTGTTTAGTAGAAGCAAAAAAATTGTTGGTGGTTTAAAATGTTTACTTGTAAAATAAAAGTTGGGGCAGAATGGAGATTACCTGCGAGTATAAAAAGACAAGATGAAGCTGGGCACATGCTTATAAAAGGCAAAAAAATGAATGACATTAAAGCGATTAAAAAGATATTAAAGAGTTTAAAAGGACAGTATAAAACTATTACACAGGAAGAAGATGGGGAGTATATCGTAATTAAGGCGAGTTAAAATGGAGGATAGAAAAATGAAAGGCAGAGGAGTTTTAACTAAAAGGGTAAATGAAATTGCTAAGAAAATGATCGGCAGAGAAATATCTCAAATAGAGTTAAGGTTAATACCTTATATTCAATATGTAATGGTCAACGAACAAAAAATTAAGATAGAACATATTAACTCTGAAGAACGGAAAATCCTGGCTAAATGGAAAAAAGAAAATTTTATAGAAGGTGGAGCAACAGGCTTAGCAATAACTAAAGAATTTTGGGACTCTATGTGCGAGATACTTTTTGAAGCATATGTAGATATACAGTAATAAAAAAATAATTAAAGATATTGCAGGTCGCCTCCTGCTTCCCGAAACCTTTGCGGTGGATATAGGATAAATATACAGGAGGATAAGATGAAATTATTACGTAGTTTTCTTGAGTTTGTAGAAAAAAGGATTTTTGGTAAATATGTCTATCATAGAAATCTTTGCCGAAAAGAAGGAAAATGTATAAACTGTGGAAGATATATATGCAGTGGTTGTAATGCTTCTTTTAATGGTAAGGATTATGGTTATTGTATGGAATGTCAAGCTAAGTTTGAAGGATATAAAAATAGAACGGCTTTACCTTTTAAACCTCTGTTTAAACCTCGTGGGATAAAAAGATTTAGAATAAGTTGTAATAACAGAGATACAAGTGATGATTATTAAAAATAAAAAACAATCCTAAATAGAAAGGATAAATAAAATGAACGAATTTGTAACCATAGTACTCTTGACCTTATTGGTTTTGCTAATCCCTCTTTTAGTAGCAAGCGTTATCGTTAGAAAATCTAAAAATAAAAGTAGAGAGTAGTAAGATGAAAAAAGATTGGTACTGTTATATTTGTGGAAATAAAGTATTAAAGAGTTATTATCTATGCTCTATGAAAAATTCCACTGATAGAGTTTTCTTGATATGTAAAAATAAGAACTGTATTGAACAAGTCAATCTTAAAGAAGTGCTAGTAACTAAAATAAAGGAGATAAAATGACATTCGATAGCGACAGGCAATACGATGCAATGGGAGAGAATTATCCCTTTATTGATAAGAGAAAAGAAGAATATACCCCAGAAGAAGCAATCAAAATTTTGACAGAAGCACAGATGTATAACGAAATTAAGAAGTGCATAGAGCATAATGGGCTTGAGGGAACGGAAGATGTGATTAAAAGAGCTTATAGCACTGTACCGAAATTGAGAGAAAAAATGCTTAGGATATTGTATCTTATATGGGACAAATAAAATGAAGAAGCCGAAGATAGCACAAAAATTTAATCTTACTTTCTGGCTACATATAGCCAAAGATTTAGAACTGAGCCGACAGTTTGAAGAAAGAGGGAATGAGAGACAGAAGAAGGCTCTTAGACAAGCTCAGAAGTATTTAAAGTGGTTAGATATACAAAAGAAAGAGGACAGGGAGTATTTTGAGAAACAACTTAAGAAAAGGACTAGACCAAAAAAGAAAAAGAAACTAAAGAGAAGGAGAAAATGAAATGACAAGTCGAGTTTCCAAAGAACTAAGGAGCAAGATTGAAACCCTTGAGTACTACAAAAATGGCTTTGATCACTTAAGCGGGGCCAATGTCCACGCTGTCAATGTCAAGATAAGGAAGTATAAAGCCATTGCGGATATTTTACTAATTACCGATGCTGAAAATGGTACTCTTGAAAGATACAATAATTGTGAATATCCTTTAGACTTACTTGAGGGAACATTTATTAAAAAAGATAAATATGCTAAACTGAAAAGGAATTAAAATGTTAGGATATAAATGTCGTTATTGTGGTGCTCTAAAGTTTCCTGATGGTAAAGGTTGCCAATGTGGAGCAAGTTATTCTTCCTTGAAAGTAATTAAATTAAAAAACACTTTGAGACCAGAAAAAGATAAAGGGTATTATGGAAAAGAGGGAAAATAAATGCGAGCAGTTAGGATTATTAAAAATAATGATGGGACTTATTCCGCTTATATCTTTAGTCGTTGTATTTACACTGGAACTTATGAAAATTGTGTCAGAGAATTAAGTTATCATAATGAATATATTTAAAATGATGGAGAAAAAAATTAAATAGGAAAAATAAAAAACAAATAATGCAAAAAGCAAGACAAAGAAATATAAAATTTATTTCAAAAGTTTGTCAAGAACATTGGATAGAATAAATAAAAAAGATGAAATAGAAAGGAAGATTATAAAATGTCTTATAATATGACCCTAGTAAATTTGGCTCTTAAGAAAGCCGAACAGTATGAGAAAGCAGGGGATACCAAGAAAAGGGATTACTGGCTTGCTTACGCTGAACGGGCAGAAAAGGCGTACAAGAAACTTGAAAAGAATAATGCCTAACCGATACTATTATACCAGTTACTATACAGAGCATATATAATATATAACAATAGTACCTTTTCTACTACAGGTTGTTGAAGATTGGCGTAACTCTTTTTATGATAGGAGGATGTAGGAGAAAAATCAGCAATTTTGTGAGATGGACTTGCTTCAGGTTATAATAAATCTATATTTTGTAGTAATACTACATTATGTGGTAAATGGATATAACTTCTTAGTACGAACGAGGTTATGATAGCGAAAAGATAGGGTTACTTAACTGATATTGTGAAAAGTGAAAAAAGTTGAAAATGTGATTTAGAAAAATCTGGGGTTAAATCAAGGAAGATGAAAATGAAAACGGACTTAAAAAAATGTAATGTTTGCAACAAATGGAAGTCCTTAATGGAATTTTATAAACGGGGTAATGAAGAAAATAAATTGCGTAATAAATGTAAAAAATGTTTTCAAAAGTATCATCAAAAGCGTTTACATTATCTGAAATGTTATCTGAAAAAATATCGTCAAAAAAATAAGATAAAAATAAGACACAGAAGAAGGAAATACTATGAAGCTAATAAAGATAAACTCTTAAGAGAAAGAAAAATTCATTTTAGAAAAGTAAAATTAACTTGGCTTCCTTATTTAAAATCCAATCCAAGATGTGAAATTTGTGGCAAGCAACTCAATTATTTTTCAAGAAGCAATAATGGAGTATATTTTGACCATAAAAAACTGTCAGAAAAAATAAAAACAACCCCAGTTTCTTGGTTACAAACTCATCCTTATACATTAGAAAATATGAAAATTTGGAGAACTTGTAACTTTGGTATTTTATGTAATCATTGTAATCGCACTTTGCCAAGTAAAGATAGAGAGAAATGGCTAAGGAAAGTAACTCGATATGTCTATGAAATAGATAATTTTTAAAAAATTACTTGACAAGAAACAGTTTTTGTGGTATACTTATGATGGAACTTGGAAAGGAGAATTAGATGAAGTGTCCCTATGTTTCTAATCCCGATAAAATTGATAAACGATTTAATGAGCCTCTGAATTATAAAGATTTTGGAGGGGCTGTAGATTATACTTTCTTTAATCATATTGACCCATTTGGAAAAACAAGACGAGTGCAATTTTGTGAACTTTGTGGGCGCAAGCAAGATGTCTTTGAATGTCTTAATGAAAGTGAATGGAAAAATTGTCCCCATTATAAAATTGCAAAAGAAAGGAAACTAAAATGACCCAATCCGAAATGCTGAAGAAAATCCAGGACTCCAATGGCAGGATAATGAACATCGTCTTCATCAAGAGGGACGGGACTCGGCGCAGTATGAACTGTCGGCTCGGAGTGAGGAAGGGCGTTACTGGCAAGGGGATAAAAGGATTTTTAATTGATAATGCTGGTATGCTATTACAAAGTTTATCGCCAACAGTAGAGATAGATACCATTACATTAATCGATGGAGAGGAGTATTAAGATGAAAAATAATTATTCCCAATTTTATAAGGGGGTTTATTCTCAAGATAATCCCGAAGGAAATGCTTATGGTTGGATACAATGGAAGGGAACAGATGTCTGTGTAGATTTGCACTGTAAATGTGGTTATCACGACCATTTTGATGGAGATTTTTTCTATTACTTTGAATGTCCTAAATGCCATAGAAAGTATGCAGTTGGGCAGAATATAAAATTGATAGAACTTACTGAAGAGCAGATAAAACTTGGTAGAGTTAATGATTTTCAAAATGGAGAAAAGGAGAGGAATTAAAATGATAACAAGTAGTGGAGCTATTTGTGATATTTGTGGAAAATATATTTTACCCTTAGACCCAAAAGAAAGAGTCAATTGTTTTGGTATTAAGGGAATAACCGAAACCCTACATTGTGATAATAAGTGTAAAGAATTATTATTAAATATTAAAAAAGATTGGACTCAATTACCTAAAGAAGGAAGACTTTATAAAGCCTTTGCAGAAACAAACGAGGAGAAATAAAATGTATTACTACTTAACAGACCAAGAATTGCGAACTTTGGAAACTGAGCTTGCCAATATAAAAAATGCCCTTAGAGGATTGCAGTTTCTGGATGGCGAGGAGAGATTTCGGAATTTGTCTTCGGAAGAAAGGCTGGAATATACCAACAGGAAGAGACCTTGCATAGTCTGCGGTGGAGATATAGTTATGCACAGTGGTGGGGACAGTTATGAGATTATTTGTAGCGAGTGCGGGTTTATATATGATGAGGATTAGGAGGAATAAGAAAAAATGAATAAATTTTTATTAGCTTATACTATATTTGTGGCAATTTGGTTTTTAAATATCTGTTATGACTTAATTAAAACCCTCTTGGTAAAATTCTGGATAGCAAGAGGAAGATGTCCAAAGTGTCTTAAACATTTTTGGGCTTACAATGATTATGGAATAGAGTTTGATTACTGTCCAGATCATATTGATGAGGCTTATTATGAGGATGGGGTTAAAGTAATTTTTAGAGATTAAGGAGAGAATGAAATGAGACTATGGTCAATTCATCCACACTATCTTGACAGACAAGGACTTTTAGCCGTTTGGAGAGAGGGATTATTAGCCCAAAAAGTATTGATACAGGGAGAATATAAACTTTGTTCTTGTATCAACGGAGTAGTAAGAAAATTTATAGATGTATCTCCTGTTGGTAAACATAGATGGGGATATGTCAAGTGTCGAAATTGTAAAGGCACAACTAAAATAAAAACTCCTTATTACAATCATCCACAACTTTTGCGTTTTAAACAATGTAAAAATTCTATTAGAACTATAAACTATTATTTAAGAAAGATTTGGGAAGAAAGTGTCAAAAGAAAATATAATTTCGATATAAATAAAATAAAAGATGTTTATGCAGTAGAAGAATTAACAGTAACAACAGGACAATTAGAGTATGAATTTAAACATTTACAAAATAAATTATTTGAAAGAAATAAAAAACAATACATTAAAAACAAAAAATATATTTCAAAATATAATTTAAAATGGGGTATTGTTTGTGATGTAAAGAAAATAGAACCTCATCCTTTATTCAAAGTAGTAAAAGGAGATATTGAATCTTGGGAAAAAATAAAATAGGCTATCTTGTTTGCCTGTCAAGAAACTATATAAATTAGAAAAGTGGTAGAGCTATCAAAAGAGCAGGACAGCCTACTATGGAGGAGAAAATCAATGGCAGGTCGAAAGCAATTAAAAGGAGTTAAGAAAAACAGACGGAAAACCTCCGCTGGCAGAAGAAGTCGAAGCAAGAGAAAGAAGTCTGTAGTAAAGAGACGGAGACTGAGATTGTTGGAGAAGAAGAAATAACAACATTGATTAAATAAAGGAGAAGATAATGAAATTGATTTATTATTTGAAATATTTTTTACTTGGCTTATGGGATGAACGAAATTATGTAGCATATCAAACTAAAGAGTTTATTAAAGATATTCACGAACTAACATTAAGTAGAATAAAATGAATTATTTAGAGAAAGAAAAAGAACGAGAAGAATTGCAAAAGCTAATAGAGCAAGACAGAGAAGATGATAGTGCTGATTTTAGGCAATATGGCTTCTTAAAATGGAGAGTGAGGGAATAATGTTTATCGTAATTGAGTATATTAAAAATACTTATAATAATTGTAGCCTAGGCAGAAATGAAGAGGGGGATGTTATCTTCTTTGGAAGCGAGCATAGCGCCGAGCAATGGGCGAGAGTAAATTGTGTTCAAGACTATAAAATAGCAGAACTATGAATGAGGAGGATAAAATGACATATAAAAATGTGCTTACCATAGCGATTGTTAGCCTTGCAATAGTTTTTGGTCTGCTGATTCTGCGGATAGGCTATATTTTAACAGAGATTTTGCATCAACTTCTTTCATCTTTAGTATAAATAGAGGAGCTAAAAATGTTTTTACTTAAGATAGGAATAGGAGTGATTATTTTCCTGCTTACAGTTGCTTACTTGATTTGTCGGGAAAAAGAGGAATATAAGCCAGATAAATAAAGGAGATGTAATGAAAAATAAATATTGTCCATATTGCAAGAGTAAGAATATACAGAAAGTAGTCATTAAATTTTCAAATAGTCAGGAACAACGAGTAGGTCTTTGTATGAGTTGCAAAAAGATTTTCAGTATTAAAAAAGGAAAATAAAATGCTACTATTGGCGGTATTATTAATTCTTTTAATTTGCTAGCTGATTAACAAATTTATGGAAATATGAGGAAGGTGAAAATGAGAAAGAAAGAGTATAGGAAGGTAGAACTAACTTGCGTAGATATAATTTCTTATGAGAAAGGAATTTGGAAACCAGAAGAATTGGAATTGCCAGAAGTAAAGATAGTCGGTTATTTGTGGTTTAAAGACAAGGAAAAGGTTGCTCTTAAAAGGATAGAAGGACATCCTGAAGATGAGCCCATTCTAATACCATTGGGATGCGTAAAGAAGATGACCTATCTTAAGGAAGTAAAATGACTAAAAGAGAACTTCAGCGAAAATTAAAGAAATTAGAAACCAAACTAAAAAGATATAAAAAATTTAGTTGGTATGATGACTTAACCAATCTTTTTAATAGAAGAAAATTAAAGAGAGATTTGAATAGGTTATGCTATGATTATAAGAGATATAGACATATATTTATGATGATTTTAATAGATATAGATGGATTTAAAGAAATAAACGACACCAAAGGACATTTGGAAGGAGATAGAGTTTTAAAGAAATTTGCAAATATAATTAAAAAAGCTATTAGAGAAACTGACAGAGCCTACAGACCGAGTGGAGACGAATTTGTTATTGTATTACCTCATAGTAATATTAAAAGTGCCAATAATGTTATACGAAGAATTAAGACAAATGCACAGGTAAATATAAGTTATGGAATAGATAGAGGAAAGAAACCAAAAGAATTGCTTATTAATATAGATAAAAAAATGTATGAAAATAAAAGGAAGAATACTACAAAGAATAGAATAATAACTGGGACTTGACAAATTAGGTTTTATAGCATATACTTAAATATATAGGTTAAAGAGTAACTTAACGATATCCTCGATAAAGGTAAACCAGCCGAAAGACTGGGGCACAAAACTCAAGGTCGTTTTAAGCGAAGCCGAGTTGCCGAAGGATAGGTAATTCGGCTTTTTTATTTAGGAGGAATTTCTGAAGTAGTATAACTTCAACACACAATTTGATTTACGATAAAGGCAATTCGCTAGTATAGCGAAGCGCAAAGCTGTGGGTCAGAGATGATAGCCGAGCTACCACAGTATTCGGTAGCTCGGCTTTTTTTCTAAAAAAGGAGGTCTAAAGTGCCTATGAAATTAATTAACCGATTAATAATAGCAACTATTTTATGCTCGGTAAACTTAATAGCTTATGGGGAAGTGATGGAGGGCGAGGGTTTTGCTATCGGTGGGTTAAAGGGCAGATATTATGAAAATGGTGGATGTATCTATTTTATTGGGGATTTTACAGAGAAAGAAATTATTATGCACCAACAAAAATATGAAAAAAGAATGACTAAAAGAGCAAGGCAAGTCGATGGTGAAATACAGCGAAAACATGAAATAGAGATTGAGAAAATTAGGGCTCAGGCATTGAGAGATTACCTAATTGCTCAAGATATGCCATTACGAGAAATTGCGGATGCTATGAGAAATCTTAAAATTAGGCAGAATGTAAATATAGGAGATATTACTTCCTCAAGTTCTTCTTCTATTGGGGATATAACAAATACATCCTCCTCAATTTCCGAAGGCAGTAATGCTACAGGAACTGGTGGAACTTTAACCAATACAAATACCAATTCGGCCAGAAGTTGGGGTTGCCCTTGTATAAAATGTCTTGAAGCGCCACTGCTTGAGACCATACCAAAAGAATTAGAATATTAAAAATTAGTTTACTAAATGAGGAGGAGCTAATGTGTCCAAAACAATACAAAGAAATATTCCGAGGAAAGACTGCTCGAACTCTGGAACTATTGAGAGAGGAACAAGAACCCAAAACTCCTCTGGAAATTCTCATTGAGGAGGAGAAAAATGAGTTTGATGTTACCCAGAAAAAGCAGGAACATTTAGTCAAGGAAGTCAGGAGGGCTTTGAAAAGTTTGACATTAAGACAAAGGCAATGTATCAGATTATACTTTACAAGGAACAAAAAGCAGAAAGAAATAGCTCAAATATTAGGCATTAATCAGAATGTAGTAACAGTACATCTTGCGAGAGCGAAAAAAAAGTTAAAAAAAGTGCTTAAAGGGAAGCGATAAAATGCCGAAAAAACACTATATTATGAGGGGTAAAAAGTTGAAAAGAGATAGAAAAATGACCTATCCTGTTACAGACAGAGAGGTTGAAGAATTTATCTACAATGCTTTTGAACGCCAGAACCCACCGAGTATATTCAAAATGGCCCTTGACCGATTGAAGGAAGAGGGCTTTCGTTTTGATACAGCCAGAAACCTGCGAAAAAATTGGGATAGGCTTATAGATAGGGCTTTGGAGATTAGAGAGGAACTTGATAGAGAGGAGATATAAAGTGAGAAAGTTATTTATAATTTTATTTATATTAGGATTAGTATTTTTTAGTAAAACAAACTATTCTCCATATTCTTGGCAAATTGCAATAAATCCAAGAGAAATTCATACTATAAATAAGATTGATTTAACATATCGAATTAAAGGGTTTCAATTAGTGGTATGGAAAAGACTATCATTTGAACCCTACATAGGTTTTCCTATCTTTACTTTAACAGGAGAATTGGAAAGAGAATGGATTAAAGAAAAGGGTGAAGCAGAAATTTTTGCAGATAAAATGATAAAAATACATAAAGTTATAGAGGAGATGAAATGAAAAAGAAATTAGAAGTCATAACCAAAGTCAATAAGAGTGAGTGCTATATCTGCAAAGGCAGTGATAAGGATTGCAGGGCCTGTAATGGAACTGGCATTTACAAGGATAAGACCTATTTCTTCATTGTGAACGGTTATGCCTATTCTGGGGATACTTTAAAATAAGGGGAATAGAATGATACAGACAATCTTAACTTATGTCCAGCCGATAACAATAATCGCTTTCATAGTGGCAGGAACCTGCTGTTTATTGCTTAGACCGATACAGTTAACTACTGGCATTATTAACTATTTGCTTGGTGCTATCAATTTCTTTATTTTTTACGGGCTAAAAATTTTAGGGAGGTAGAAAAATAAAATGAGAAAATTAAAAAAATATTTGAAGTATAAAAGATTTATAAGAAAAATTAGAAATCAATTACCTATTCGTCATCCAGAAACAGGACAATGGTTAAATTGGGATGTAGAACTTATTAGAATTGGTAGTAAATATAACCCAATGACAGGCGAGGAATATGGAGGCTATTTAACATTAAGTATAACTCAACATAATGACTATATATCTGTAGATGATACTGTTTATAGATATAACTGGAAGAAAAAAAGAATAGAACAAACTGGAGCTAGATGGAGATAAGATGAAAACCGATTTCCAAGATTTACTCATCGCACTAAATCTGTTGCCATTGAACAAGAGGCAGATTAACGCCCTGCTTTTGCTTTACTCTTACTATCTCGACTCAAATGGGGATAATTCCGAAAAAGTCAGTATAAAAGACCTGAGCCTCCAAATCGGACTGGACAGCACAGTTGGCTCATTCACTCTGGATAGTTTGATAGATTACAATATTTTGGGCTCTGTTGTGCTAAAAGAGTTTGTGGTAAAAAAGGAGATTGCACAGCATTTTCAGCGAGATTTCCTGCAAACTTTAAAAGGCAAAAAAAATCTGGTAAAACAGGCTATCAGCAGGGTGGGATTTTTTATCAAAGAGGGAACGAAGATTTATGTCTTCAACCCAGTTTTGGAGAGCTGGAAATATCCGAGCTGGTACAAGTTGAGAAAGGCACTTAAAATTTTAAAGACAAGATTTCCAGCAAACGAGTTTTTGAAAAATCTGTCAAGCACTCTTGAGAAAAATTCTAAGAATACGAGGAAGAAAGTTACCGACAAAGAGGGAAGGATAAACGCACCCTATCTGGTCAGGGTGTTTCTGTCCAAGTTCAACAATGCCTATGGAAAGAAATACACGCCGAACTGGGCGATGGACAGCATCAAAATGAACAATCTCATCAGGCAGTTTGAGAAGAACAATATGACTGCAAAGGATGTTCCAGATTTTCTGGACTGGACTTTCGGGAAAGCGGAGGAAAGAAAACTATCTATGCACACAGGACTGTTGCGGACTTTTGCAAACGAGTATGTGATAAAGGATATTCATCGGATAAAGCGAAATCGGAAGTTTCGAGAAACGATAGATGGAGACAAATTTATTCGGACAAAGGAGGAATAAGATGAAAAGATTATTGATTAGTTTATTGGTAGGAGTTATTTTATTTGTTAATATGCCTTCTTATGCTTTGACTAAAGAAGAAGCAGATGGATATGTAGGAATGAAAAATGTTATAGTTTTGACTTATGGATTGCTCAATCCTATAGAAGGCTTGAGATGTAACATCATAGCTGGAAGAACAATTGTCGAGAAAAATGGGAATTATGATGTTTATCTTTTGGAAAAATTAAATGGAGATGTGATTAGTATAAGAATTGAATATATCATCGAAGTATTAACAACTCAATAAATAGATACCGCCTCATCTTCTTTTTTAAAACTATGAGATATATTAGCAAGAGAAAATACAAGAAACTGATTAACCTCGTGGAAAAAATACTCTCTTCTGGGGAGGAATATGATGTTGCGAGGGAGTATTTTATCGTGGAAGTTATCTTGGAACGGTTGCATATAAAGGTGGAGAAATAATGGCGATATTTTATCAGATAGTAGCGGGATTTCTTATGCTTTGTCTTCTTGGATTGGTGGGATTTTTGGTTGCAATAGTTATTAGAGGGTTATGGCAAATATTTTGGAGATAAAAAATGACTAAGATTAAAAGTGATAGGAAAATCCATAAATTACATTACGGTATCAATATGCGTTCTCCTTATTATCGTTCTTCTTGTGGAAGGTGGAATGATTTAAAAATGGTAGGAACTTTTCAAGGAAAAGAAGTAACTTGTAAAACATGTTTGAGGTCAATGAGAAAGAAAGAGAGAAATTAAATAAGTGAGAATAAAAAATTTAGAAGAACTAAAAAATAAACTCAGACCTTATTTAAAGGAATATCTCGAACTCAATGATACTGTATTCGAGGGGAATCACCTGACCTGTCCCTGTCGGTCTAATCACAGGAACGATGACAACACCCCATCTGCGACATTCTTCCCCGACGATGAGCATATCAAGTGCTTTGTGTGTGACGATGTATCCAATGCCGACATATTTGCTTGTGCTTATTTTCTTGAGGGAAAGCCTCTTACTGGTTCTGAATTTATCAGTGATAATGTTTTATACTTGGCGAAAAAGTTTGATATCTCCTATAAGGTGGAGGACATAAGCGACAGGGAAAAGCAAGCGAGTCAGTTGCGAGAAATTTTGGAAGTGGCTAACAAGATGATGAAAGCGGTAATAAAGCAGGAACATTCCTCGTTGAAAAAAGTCAAGGATTATATTAAGAAAAGACATTGGGATAAAATCATAGACAAGTTTGAGTTTGGTTACTGCCTTTATGAGAAGTTAATTGCTAATCTTTTGAAGCGGGGATATACCAAAGAACAGCTTGAAATGGCTGGCTTAACAGATAAAGATAATGGGAGAAACCAGAATAGTGCCAAAGGCGTTTTGAATAATCGGCTCGTATTTCCCATTAGGGACGGATATGGCAGGATAACTGGGTTTGCTAGCAGACGATTAAGCGACAAAAATGGGGAGCAGAAATACATCAACTTTAGGGCGACTAATTTGTATAAAAAAGCCGAGATACTATATAACTTGAAAGAGGCGAAAAATCATCCCAAAGTCTATCTTGTTGAGGGGTATGCCGATGTGTGGTCTTTGGCTTTAAAAGGAGTGGATAATGTCATTGCTCTGGGAGGTTTGGGATTTAGTGATAAGCAATATGACCTTTTGGTGTATAATAGGATTAAGCAGTTGACACTCTGTCTTGATAATGATGAGGCTGGAAAAGAAGCGACTACCCGAATTGTTGAAGAAAAATTAAAGGCAAAAAGGGATATAGAAGTTTTTATCAAAGAGCCAAATGGAAATAAAGATCCAGATGAATACTTACAAAGACATAGTGCTGAAGATTTTCTTGGCTTACCAGAGTTCACCATTTTTGAGTGGAAACTTAAGGACTTGAAAGAGAATAAAGAGAATGAGTTTCTCAAAAATGACTTGATCCAGTTGGTAGTTAATGAGGAAGATTATGTAACCACCGAACAGATGATAAGGGATCTGGCCGAGGTTTTAAATGTTACTTTTGAGACACTCAAAAAAGAAGTTGAGCGAAACAGGAAATTGGGTAGTGGCAAATATTTGCTAACTTCACGTGATATATTGAAAGAGAAAGCATCTCTTGAAACCGAAGTAAACCAGTTCGAGTCTTGGGCTTGGTCGAGGGGTGGTGGACTTTTGGGTCTGAAAACTGGCTATCCGATACTCACGAAAAAATTAGATGGGTTGCAAAATGCTTTCTATCTGCTCGCTGGACAGACAAACATAGGAAAATCAGCAGTCTTATTAAATCTGGCCTTAAATCTTACGAAACATAACGATGTCTTTGTATTGTTCTTTTCCATTGATGATAATATCAGGCAAATACTTCCGAGAATAATTGCTGCCGATACTAATTTGGAAATAAATACTGTGGCAAATCCGAAGTTCAAGATTAAATATAACAAGGAACTCAAACCAGAAAGAGCCGAAGAGTTGCTCAAAGCCCGTGAAAAAGCGATGACCAACCTAAAATCCTTGTCAAATTCTTTTGCCGTAAAAGAGGAAAACGATATTCGCAGCATAGAGGAGATGGAAAAATACATCCGAATATACAAGGAGATTGCGGGCAAGAAGCAGTTGGTTGTAATCGTTGACAATCTGCACAGGATAAAAAGCGAACTGAGGTTCGGCTCGGTGAGGGAGACATATATGTATGTGTCGGACACGCTGAAAAGATGGAAGACCGATTATGATATTCCAGTTGTGGCCACAGCCGAACTCAAGAAGATAAACTCGTTGCGGAGACCGTTGGGCGACGATATTAAGGAATGTGTTGATTTGCAGTTCGATTCAGATTTTACAGCACTACTCTACAATGATTTTGATTTGCGGGATGACAGTACCCTGTATTTTGTGGATAATAATGGGAAATCCCAACCTGTCATTGAAATAAGCGTTATCAAGAACAAGACGGGCGGGTTCAAGGGAAAGTTATACTACAAATTTTATAAAAATTTTTCCAAGATAGTTGAGGCTTCAAGAGAGGAAATGGAGCAATACTTTTCAGATTTTATAGGAAGATAAAATGGATATAAATAGTATAAGCAAACTGTATGGCAAATCGGTTATAGAAACATTTAATGAGAAATATCATAAATTTGATATAGTGGATAGGAGTTATCTTGAAAAATCTCTGCTTACCAAATCAGTCCAAGATTTTTATTTTACAGTGAGTTTAAGGCTTATAGCAGATTATCTTAAATGTATGCTACAGGAGAGGAAAAATGCAAAATAAAGACAGCCGAAGGCTCGTGGGCATTTACCTAAAATTGAAGGAGTATGAGGGCGAACTGCTTGAAATGGAGTTTTCACATCCCAACCATAAAGAGTTCAAGGCCATTATATTGAGATGTGTTGATGAGTTGGATGAGGTTGCTCACTTGCTTGTTGTGGAAGCGAATCAGATAAAGGGAGATAAAAATGAAAAATAAAATTAAGAAGACAAAGCAACTTATAAAGAAACTAGAGCCTTATTGGAAAGAACTGCAAGAAATTGAAAGAGAGTACTATAGTGCAGTTTATAGATTAGAAAAGAGAATGTCAAAAGAAATTGGGATATTGGGTTTAGAGTTTTTCCAATGTGATAATTTCTTTGTAGGAATTGGTAATTTAGAGAGGACATTGCCACTTATTCACGCTAGGGAGTTAGAAAAATGATAGTTACCGATACTAAACAATTACTAATATCTTGTAAAAATGTTCAGCCAGAACAGGCAAAAGAAATTATCCAAAAGCTGGAGAAGGAACTTGTCTTACACAAAAATGGCATAGGACTTTCAGCAAACCAAATCGGCATCGATGCTAAAGTCGCTATCATTCGTATTCCTGACAAGGAAAAGATTGACCTGATAAATCCCAAAATAGTCGAGCATAGCAAGGAAATCGTGTTCTACAAAGAGGGTTGTTTGAGCTTGCCTGACCAGAAAAAGGAGATAACGATCCAGAGATACGAGCAGATAACCATCGAGAATGGATTTGACAGGACTAAATATGTATTGTATGGGATGGAAGCGATTGCTTGTCAACACGAGATAGACCACCTAAATGGGTTATTGATTACTGATAAGCAAGCCAAACCATATGCAAGACCAGAAAGAAAGATAGGCAGGAACGAGAGATGCAAAGTTTGTGATATGAAATATAAAAAGCACACAAATTCCAATCACGGATTTATTCCAAAAGAGGGGGAATGATTGAGATGATAAAGTCATTGAGACGAATATTATACACAGTTTTGGTAATCGCTGTTTTGTCCAATGCTTTTATTCATATAAGGGAAATTGAAAAGTCGATTTCATTAGAACAAAAAGTAGAAAAAAATGAGACTGTATCACGATTTTCTTTCCAGTTAATAGGTAGCATTTTTGATAATTATGCCAAAATTATTGCCGATTTGTATAATAGAGTTGATGTTCTTTCTAAAAAGATAGTTGCGGTCAAACCAGATTTTGAAAGATTGATGAACGGAACGGTTATTATTTACAATGAAGAATATGTAGTTGCTGGGGTGTGCATAGAAGAGGATGAGGATTTTTATTATATCCTGACAGTTCAGCACTTGCTTGGAGATAGAGAAAATGAAATTTCAAGTCATATAGATACCGTCCCCGAATCGAATATGGGACTGGCTGTCAAATTAGAAAAGATTCAGCAATTTTTTCAAGAGAAAGCATTACAGCAATTTGTCCCCAGTGAAGATATTACAGCTATAACTGTCCAGATGAGAAATCATACAATGGTAGCTGGGGAATTTTTATTTGTAAATTATGATTTAGATTTGGGTTTCCTGAGAATATATAAAAGTGAAAGAGTGGAACTTGAGGTATTAAAATTGGCCGAACCTTATCCCAAAGTAGGAGATGAAGTCTATGTTTTAGGACATCCATTAGGGAGAAAATACAATCTTTCAAAAGGTATAGTGAGCAAAACAGATATTGATTCCACTTATTTTGGTATTGATGCTCTTACTACTTTTGGTAATTCGGGAGGTGCTGTTTTTAATAATAGAGGAGAAATCATTGGTATCTGTAGTATGGTTCCAGTGTATAGCTTTGAAATAGAGGAATAAAAACTACCAAAAATAGGAGATGATTAAAATGAAAAAGAAAACTAATTTAGTGCAGTTTAACAAGGATTACAACAGGGGGTTGACTACCACTCAACTGTCCATTAAATATGGCATCAGCGAAAGGACTGTTGAGAGAATAGCAGCCAAACAAAGAGCAAAAGGACAGTTAAACTATAAGAAATATATTACCAAATCAGGGGTTATCAAGGAAGATGCTTCTGTAACACAGAAAGAATTGTTGAAACTTTTGGCTCTTTATGAGACCAAATCTGTAGTTGCCAAGAAACTGGGCATAAGTGAAGGCAAAGTGAGGGGATTATGCAAGCAATATAATATAATCGATTCAACAACTCGTTCTAAACTTCTGGTAGAATCCTTGCACGAACTTACGAAAGATGTTAAACCATATCAGGCAGCCAAAACCCATTCACATATTACTGGCGAAACGCTGGTAATCCAATTAACCGACTGGCATGCTGGAAAAATAGTAAAAGACCAACAGGGTAATGTGGTCTATAACGAAGCCGTATTTAAGCGGAGAATGGATAAATTCTGTGCCCAGATATTGAAGCTATTGGACAACCACATTAAGAAAGGGACTAAAATCAATGATGTGGTTCTCATCTCGACTGGAGATAATGCCAATGGCGAAGACATATATGCAACACAGGCATATGAACAAGAGCTTGCACCTCCTTATCAGGTAATGTTGGTTGTGGAAGTGTTTACCAAATTGATTCAGGCTTTGCTAGATAGGAAACTAAATGTTAAGTTTTATGGGGTAAAGGGAAATCATGGTCGCCTTGGCAAGGATAAAGACCCGAATTCCAACTGGGATATTATGATATACCTTATCCTCAAATATCAAGCGTATGCTAATAATAAAAAGGTTGAGATAAATTTTTCTACTTTAGATTACCTCAATTTTGAAATACAGGGATGGAAATACCACATTCGGCATATAGCACCAGAGCAACCAGACACATCTGCAAGCAGGGCGAAGTTTGGTGGGTGGGCTGGTATGCACAACGCCGATGCGATAGTCTATGGACACTTTCATCACTTCGGCATTTTCGATGCCAATGGAACGAGAGTGTTCAGGGGCGGTTCGCCCATCGGTGCGGATGAGTTTGCCGAATCTTTGGCTAAAGAGGCTGACCCAGTTCAGTTGGTCTGGGGCGTTTCAAAGGAGAGGATTCTGACCTTTAGCTATGCGGTTGATTTAGCGGATATTTAATGAGGAGCAATAAAATGATTTTTGGATTTTGGGATAAAATTATGTTTACAATTATTGCTTATAGTATGATGATTTATTATTACATAAAAATCCACTTAGAAATTTTGGGAGTGATTTATTTAATTAAGGTAGTAAAAAGGAGGGTACCTTAATGCCTTATATTACACAAAGAGACAAGGATAGATTTACAGCTAATGCAGATAATAATGGAGTAGCAGAATATCTAAGTAGATTAGGATTAGGAGAATTTGCTGGGCATCTAAATTATCTCAATTTTAAGATAGTTCGTAGATGGATAAAAAAGAACGGCAAAAAATATTTTGCATTTGCTACTATTGTAGGAACTTTAATTTGTTGTATATTAGAGATTTATCGCAGATTAGTCGCTCCTTATGAAGACAAAAAAATTCGTGAAAACGGGGATGTGAAGTGATGGGATTTTTTGAGTTTGGAGAGGATATTTTTAAAGAGGAATATAAAGATAGTTTGGATAGATTTACTAAAAGAGCATTGAATAGGGCTGCTAAAGATATTAATTTTTTAAACAAGATATCTGACAAAATTCGTTCTCGAATTGAGTCTATCAGAAAATTTAATAAGATAATTGATAATATAAAATAATATGAAAACTATAGCATTAGCAATGATAGTCAAAAACGAATCGAGAGTGATAAAGCGTTGCCTCGATTCTGTCAAAAACATTATTGACTATTATGTGATAATAGAGGACACCGCTTCTACCGATGGCACAGCAGATATTATTCGTGAAACCCTGAAAGATATCCCAGGCGAGATAATACAGAAGGACTGGGTAGGATTTGCGGATACTCGAAACCATTATATTGAGGCATCGAAAGGGAAGGCGGATTATATTTTGGTAATGGATGCCGACCAAATTTTGGAAGTTGATAACGATTTTGACAAGGATAAATTGGACAAGGACATTTATAACTGTATCGTGAAATATCCCACATTGCAACACCATTTCCCCAAGATATTTAGACCAGATTGCGGATGCAAATATAAGGGCATTATACATAACTTTTTATCTACGAGTAATGTAACTGTGGGACAGCTAAATAATATCAGATTTTTAGATCTACACGACGGGAAGCGGGCAATGAATTATTCGGAAAAGATAAAGAAAGATATTGAGATTTTGAAAAGTGCTATTAAGGCAGACCCAGCAAATAAAGTGAGATATACATTTTACTTGGCACAATCTTTGCGTGAAGATGGAAGATATGAACAGGCTATTAGATACTATAAGAAACGAGTAAGTTATAAGGGTTGGCGAGAGGAAGTTTATCGAAGTTTATACCAAATAGGTAATTGTTATTTAGCACTTAAAGATTATAATAGAGCTATCTACAGTTACTTAAAAGCATATAATTACAGACCAACGAGGGCAGAATCTATTTTCAAATTAGCACTTTTATATCGCAATCTCGGACAGAGGCAATTGGCGTACGAATTTTCTAAAATAGGAATCGGGATTAAGTATCCCAAATCCGATACATTATTTGTTGAGCATAATATCTACGATTATCTAATGTTGTTTGAGTATTCAATTGCCCTTTATTATGTAGGAAGATATGCGGAGTCGATTAGGGTTTGTAATAGGATAGATTCTATGGTGGGAGTTCCCAAATCTATTAAAGAACAGAATAGAAAAAATCGGGAGTTCTCGCTGAATAAGATTTCAGAGTGGTCTATGGACAAGGAAATGTATAATTGGATAAGAAGAAATGTACCCAGAGGGGGTACTATACTTGAACTTGGAAGTGGGAAAAGCACGATAGATTTAGAAAAGGATTATAGAGTATATTCAGTAGAGCATAGTAAAGAGTGGTTAAATCTCTCACCCAAAAGTAGATATATTTATGCTCCGATAAGAAAGGGTTGGTATGATATTGATGTATTGAAAAGGGAGATGCCAATTCACTATAATTTGATAATTGTGGATGGTCCGCCAGGATATATAGGAAGAAAGGGTTTCTATGAGAATCTAAAATTGTTTAATACCAAAGTTCCCATTCTATTTGACGATACCAATCGCAAAGCAGAAAAAGGTTTATTGGAAAAGGTAGCAAAGAAATTAAGAACCAAATATACAGAATATAATGTCAGTAATAAAAAGTTTGCTGTGCTTAATTATATAGAGAAAAAGCCTAAGAAATATGATGTTATTTTCTATGATAATGTTACAACACCATTTACTTCAAGGACTTGGAAAAGTAAGGCTGTCGGGGCTTCAATATTGGAAGCATCATTATTGCTAACTGAACTCGCTAAAGAGAAGAAAGTTTTGGCTTTTTCTCGGACAGATAAGTCAAAGGTACAAGATAGAATTTTGTGGAAGAATTATAATAATTGCTACAATTATGAGTGCGATACTCTGATAGTTTTCAGATACAGTAGTTTGCCTCCAATTAAGTATAAAAGACTTATCGTATGGGCACACGATGCACCACCACTCGCCCATAGGCATTTATTTGAAGCATTAAATAGGGATAACGCAACTTTGGTTACAATATCGGATTGGCAGAAATCTCTTTTCGAAAAATATGTAAAGAATATTGAGACGATAAGATTATGGCTTCCAGATTGGATTTACAGTTATAAGACAGAAAAAGACCCAAATAAATATATCTATGCGAGTGCCAATGTGAAAGGATTAGATAGCACGATTAAACTGTGGTCGGAACTAAAAAGAGATAGCCGAATGATAGGGGCAACCTTGTATGTTTGTACGCCTGGATATGACAAAGTGGATGAACAAAAATTGAGGGAAGCAGGTGTAGTATTTTTAGGAAGCCTTCCAACATTAGAAGATGTAATCAGGGAAATTGCAAGTTCGGTAGGAATGTTTTATGTCAATGATTTTCCAGAGACATTTGGGGTATCTCCTTATTTGGCAGAAGTATTAGGTTGCCGAACTCATATTTTATGTGTAAAAGGATTTGGTGCTTTGAGAGAAGTGTTGAATAGCGATTTACTGACAGATGATAGGGATAAGTTTATGGCAGATGTTTTGGAGGCACATCAAAATGGTGGGCATATATTTGAGCCAGATGTACTTACAAAAGAGGAACAATATAGAAAATGGAAGGCAATGATAGATAAAAAGGAAATCACCGAAATCCTACAGGAAAGCGATATTCCAAAAGGGATGTATTTGAGGAATTTTGAGGGTGGTAAAGAGGGATTACAGGAACTGATTAGCAACTTACCGAAGAATTGTGTTATGGCTGAAATTGGAAGTTATATTGGAGAGTCTACTGAATTATTTGCTAAAAATTGTTTTAGAGTTTATGCTATCGATGCTTGGGAAAATTATTACGATAAAAATGATAAATCATCTTATCAGTATCCTATGAAGTTAGTAGAGCAGGCTTTTGATGTTAAAACAAAAAAATTCTTTCTTAAGATAGTAAAAATAAAAAAATATAGTAAAGAAGCAAGTGAGACTTTTGGAAACAAGATTTTTGATTTTGTCTACATAGATAGCAATCATCAGTATGAGAATATCCTTGAGGATATTAAGATTTGGTTGCCGAAGATAAAGCCGAATGGGATGATAGGCGGGCACGATTATGGCTATTTACCCAATGTTACAAAAGCGGTTGATAAAGTATTCGGGGAGCAGAAAGTAGAAACTTTTGAGGACACAAGTTGGTTGGTTAGATTGGAAAATGTAAAATGAAAACTATAAAAGAAGTTTATTATAGCCCCAAATATAATCGATTTGTTCAAATTAGAGGACTCCGAGATGATGGATATATAATTGGAGGTTTTACTATTTTTTATAATGATGCTTTTACCACTACCAGAAATAGCAAGATGAGTAGAAATTTCTGTAAAGATTTTATTGAAATTGATAATATAGATGAGCTCAAATTTGCTAAATTGGATGAAAATACTAATACTTGGAGAATAAAATGAACATAGGTATCTGGGGAACTGGCATAGTAGGCTCGGCAACAGGCAGGGTGCTTGAGCAGGCACACAAGGTCTATTACTATGATAAGTATAAAAAAGACCCCAAACTTACTACTGATAAAGAGTTGGTGGATAATTGCCAGATTATATTCATTACTGTTCCTACACCTATGTTGCGAAGCGGTAGGATTGGTATAAGAGATATAAAAGACTCTCTATTTCAAATACAAAGATTGACGAAATTGAGGAAGATAATTGTTATCAAAAGCACAGTAGTCCCAGGTACTACCAAGCGATTTGTCTACAAGTTTCCACAGTTTGACTTTGCCCATAATCCAGAATTTTTGCGGGCTAAATATGCTTATGAAGATATGTTAAACTCCAAAAGAGTAGTGCTTGGTGTGGATAAAGATGAAATTTTCCAGATACTTGAGAAAATGTATCGTGAGATATTTAAGGAAATTCCTATTATAAAGGCGACATTCACCGAAGCCGAGATAGTAAAATATGCCTCCAATATAATGTTAGCTGGGCAGATAGCACTGGCTAATGAATTGTATCAGGTTTGTAAGCAGTTAAGAATAGACTATAAAATAATTGAACAAGTTTTAAGTTATGATAAAAGAATAGGAACAAATATTAAAATGCCAGGTTTGGATGGTAAATTAGGTTTCGGTGGTGGATGTTTTCCTAAAGACCTCAATGCACTGATTTATAGGTCAAGGGAAGCGGGTTATCGCCCATATTTGTTGGAAGAAATTTGGCGATTAAATGTGAGAGTTAGGAAAGGTGCTAAAAAATGACAAACGAGCATATCCTAAAAGTCTATTTGGCAGGTCCGATGGAAGACATTCCAGATGGTGGTATTCAGTGGCGAAACAGGATTACACCCAAATTAATTGAATATTTTGGCGATAGAATTGTCATTCAAGACCCTTGCCGAATGGAAAACGATAAACTAAAGGGCTTCGTAGACCCAAATACTCCATTGGAAAAAGTCAAAGAGGTATTGCAGGGTTGGAGACAGGGTGGGCATTGGGATAAGTTTGACCCAGCAATGGAAAAGATAATTGATATGGATTTTGATTGTGTCGAGAAAAGTGATTTTATTATTCTCTTCCTAAAATTTAAAGATAGGGATGGTAAAAAAGTTCAAATGGGTGGAACTATCAGTGAACTCACTTACGCTTACAGACATCGTATTCCAATTTATGCGGTTACATACAATACTATTTCAGAAGAGAATAGTTGGATAGTTCGTATGGCACGGGGAAAAACAAAAGCTATTGGAGATAGAAAGATTTATCCCAATTTTGCCCAAGCATTGGAAGCCATCAAAGAGGATTATAGGGAATTTAAGGTACCCAAGAAAGAAGCCGAAAAAGCATTAAAGGAATTCAAATCCGAACAAAAACCTGATGAACCCCTTAAGGAAGCTAAAGGTGAAAAATGATTAATTACTTAATAGGTATAGGACTAAGTTTGGTTCTTAGTGGTTTGATTGGGTGGGAACGAGAATCCCAAAAGAAACCAGCAGGACTGAGAGATGCTATGCTAATTTGTCTTGGTGCTACTATGTTTACTATTATCTCGCTTATTTTAAGGGATGTTCCTGCTTCTGAAGGAGTTAAGTATGATTTAGGAAGAATTATTGCTTACACTGTGGCTGGTGTCGGCTTTCTTGGTGGTGGGGTTATGCTAACCAATAAAAAGAAAATTGAGGGAATTACCACAGCAAGTATGCTTTGGGCGATTGTAGGTATCGGAATTTTATGTGGGTTAGGGGAATATTTATTGGCTAGCATTTGTACGGGAGCAATTTATTTAACCTTAAAATTAAAATATGTTCAAATTAAAATAATTAAACAAAAAAATAAGAAATGAGAAAATTAATATTATTAGCAATATTCATAAGTTTATCTATATATTTGATTAAGACGAATTTTGTAGAGCTTAAATATCATTTGCCCCTGCCTATAAAAATAGAAACCAGAGCAAATCTGACAGAGACTAAAAAAATGTTGCAGGGCAATCCGATGAAAATAGCAAGATGGTTGGATAACAATATAACTGGAAAGTCAGATGGAAGAATTCAGTATGCCCAAACACCAGAAGAGACATTTGAGAGGCGCACTGGTGATTGCGAAGATTATAGTATTTTGGCAAAATATTTTTTAGATTCTCGATATGATGAAATTTATTTAATAATCTGGCAAGGAAAGTCTAAGTCCTCATCTGAACATTATGCAAAGCGTAAACAACAATCAATATGTCACTGTATTTGTGTATTCAAGATAGGCGAAAAAATGTGGGGTATAATGGATAATAGCAATTTTATAATGGCTTATGGTTCAATAGAAGATATAGTTAAAGCAGATTGTGAATTTAGAGATACTAGGATTGGGCGTGCCTATATTGTGCGATTTACTCACTATATTTATCGAAGAATTAAGAAACTGGATATAAAATGACCAAGAGAAAGAAAAATAAGAAATCACGACGAGACAAATCCCGTGTCCTACATCTATTCAAGGAAATCAATAGCGATAGTGTTGAAAATATTATCACAAAACTCCTCGAATTAGATAGGGACAGGAAGCGGAGGCTCATTACCATTTATATAAATTCTCCTGGTGGGGATTGTGGTTCAGGATTTGCTCTCATCGATATTATGGAAAAATGTAAGTGCCCTATTAAAACAATCGCTGTGGGCGAGGTGGCGAGTATGGCTGTTCCAATTTTTTTGGCTGGAACGCAGGGAAGGCGCTATATCTCCAAGCATACATTTCTTATGATACATCCGCTTCATTTGGGAGCGAGGGATTATTTATCTTTCGCTAAATCGAGAGTGTTAAATGCCGAAGAACTTGAGAAATTGTATGACAACTATGTTATTGATAGAAGCAATTTACCTAAAAAGATTATAGATAAGGCAAAGACTAAAGAAGTATGGCTTAATGCTAAAGAGTGTTTAAAATATGGGTTGGCTGACAAGGAACTATAAATGAAAAGGCTTAAGAAAATCAAGCAGATACAGAAATTTCAGAGGGCTTATACAGCCCTCACGAGTAAGCTATTCGAGGCTGTAAAAAATGATGAGCCAGACGATTTCAAGAAGCTGGTTATGGGTTATCTGATGGAACAGCAGAGATTGAATACGGAATTCTCTATGGACTTATTAAGGGCGATTCCAAAGGAAGTTGATAAGGACAGATTTGATAATATTATAAAACCATTAGAAAAGGAGATTGGATAATGCTAAAAAAAGACAGAGATAAGAGCAGAAAGATTCAAGCCAAAGAGAAGGATATCCCAAGAAAACTATCCTATTTCAATGAGTTTATAGGACATATGAAAAGCATTATACTCCAAGGGACAGACAAATATACTGGGGCAGAAAAGGACAAAGCCGAAACTATAGATATTATGCCCCAAGTTGTCGGGGAAGATGGGTATGTGAGTTTCATTATCTGTGATATATTAAAGAGGTTGATTAGGTTCAAGAATGATAGGAGAGAGAGAGATATAATCAAAATAGCTGTCTGGTGTTATTTACTGTTAAAATTTTATAAGGATAAACACAAATGAAAAAATATCAAATTATATATGTAGATCCTCCTTGGTCTTACAACGATCAAGGTTGTCAAGGAACAATGGCAAATCATTATAAAGGTATGAAACTGGAGGATATTAAGAATCTTCCTGTGAACCAAATAGCCGATAAGAATAGTATATTATTTTTATGGACAACTTATCCAATGTTGCAAGAGGCATCGGAAGTGATAAAGGCATGAGGCTTTCAATACAAGAGTATTGCCTTTCAATGGGTCAAACTAAATCCCAAAGCCCTAACCCCTTTCTATGGATTAGGGAGACGGACACGGGGTAATACAGAACCATGTTTATTGGCAACAAAAGGTAAGCCTAAAAGAGTAAGTGCCTCTGTTTTTCAACTAATATTTGCTCCTCGCAGAAAGCATAGTCAAAAACCAGATATAGCAAGAGATAAAATCATTCAACTAGTAGGAGATTTACCTCGTATAGAATTGTTTGCTACAGAGAAAATAAAAGGATGGGATTCAATAGGTTATGAGATCGATGGCAAGGATATACGAGATGTTTTACAGGAGATGATATGAAAACAAATAAAAATCTTAATTATTATATCAAGGTCTGTAAGAAATTGATAGATAGGCCATACAATAAATTCAATCTGGGCAACTATCGAGGCATTATGGCATCTGAATATGATACCCCTGTTTACTCCTACCCAACAAAATCAGATAGCCCGATTAAGTTGATGGCAGGACAGCATAGAGAAGCCCAGATTATTTCCACCGATTATCAATTTAAGCATAATAAAAGGCGAATTATCTTGGTGGGAAAAGGGATTTTATTTGATTCAGGTGGATATAATCTAAAGCCCAAAATGGTGAATATGAAAAGTGATATGGCTGGGATGGCTGTCTCATTTGCTGTAGCTTCTTATTTTAAAAAGCAAAATGATGTAATTGCCTTCTGCCCTGTTGCAACGAATTTTCTTGATGGAAATCAGATAATCCCTGGCGATGAAATAAAAATAGGTAATAAAATTGTTAAAATAACCAATACAGATGCGGAGGGAAGATTGATTTTAGCCGAGGCACTTTCTGAATTAAAAGTCAAACCCACAGATATAGTAATCACAGTTGCGACTTTAACTGGGGTTGTGGGCTATGCGATAGGTGATAAGGCTACTGGCGTTTTTAGTCCTAATAAAAGATTGGCAAATAAGTATTTGGAAGCATCTAAAAAGGCAAAAGAACTGGCATGGGAATTGCCCTTATGGGATTATTTGCAGAAGCATTTTGATAAGAAGAAAATTAAAAATGTCCAGAAGATAAATCCAGGTGCCTCAATGGGAGCAATGTTTCTCAAGCAATTTGTTAGATATCCCCAAAACTGGTTACATCTCGATATCGCTTATTCTGCTTGGGATAAGAAAAAGGAAAAGGCAACTGGTGAGCCAATTAAATCGTTAGTTCAATTTATAGAAAGGATAGGGCAGTAGATATGTCGCTGAAACGGTCTATTGTTATCGATGATAGGCACTGTATATGCAAAAATTGCAAGCGTAGTAATGTCTGCCCAATCTATACTAAATACCAGAAAATGCTTGACTTGATGGAGAATATCGAACCCGATAAATATTTGATTAAGATAACAGCACATATTAGGAAATGCAATAACTTTTTATCAGACGAGGAGGTGTAAAATGACGAAGATGATTCCATGTTTTGTGTGTTCCAAATTAGTTGAGGCGATTGAGGACAAGGCGATAGCGAAACTGTGTCCCGAACACGATACAGCCCAGAATCGAGAGGAAATGCGTAACACTCCAGTTCATCAGCTCTTGAGAAGGCTCAATGATTCCATTCAGAAGCAGGTTGACCAAGTTACGAATGATGTAGGAACGACCAATGCCAAGTATGAGGAAATCAGGCAGGAACTGGTTATTTTGCAGGGCAAGATAGACAGCTTGGAGACGACCCCAGCATCAGCACCTGTGGTTGAAGAACCGAAAGATACCACAAAATTAAATGAATATGGTGAGTTGATCTAATTTTTGAAAGGGAATAAAATGACAGATGTTCAATTTCGAATAATGCAAGAAGCTGTAGCTAATCTGCTTAAAGTAAAAGACGAGATGGCTAAAGGTCTATTTGAAATGTATAAGGCATATCAGAAAGCAGGCTTTAAGAAGAAAGAGGCTATGGAGTTGTTGAAAACTATTCTGAAACCATAGGGGATAGAATGAAGAAAAGTTTGGTAGGGTGGGCTAAAAGTGAACAATGGTTTTTAGGTCTTATTAAAACAGTAATGGAAGTTAAAAAAGTTCCTTTCTGGTTATTTGAAGATAAAGATTTTATGGCATCTATTACTTTTGGGGCTTCTTGTTTTTATTGTGAAGAAGATTTTTTATATTGGTTGGATAAATTCTTAAATGGGCTTTCAAGACATTCTCAAGAATTAGTTAATAGAGTATCTTGTATAAGAATAGTAGAAGAACTAAAAAGAAGATATGATTTGACAGATGAAAAAGGCAAGAAAGAAATTAGAGAGGAATTGTCAAAGATCACATATTAAGGAGAATAAATGGAGAAAAATACCATCACAATAGGCAATGTCATCAGGCTTACGCAGGAGAATGGGCGATATACTGTTGAAGAAAAAACCGATGGCAAATGGATAGAGATAGCGAGATTTGCTCTGGGAATTGATATGATTACCTATGTCAAGGGCTATCTGGATGAGTATGTTGAGCAGATGAAACGATATGGCAACAATATAGAAGAACAGAAGGAAAAATGATTAGACTTAAGACAGATAAAGATATTCAGTTAATTGAGAAGGCAATCGAAATAGGAAAAAATGCTTTATCGGTTGCCAAGCAAATTACTGTTGTCGGGATTACTACACAGGAGATAGATAGGCAAGTGGAAGCATACATTCTTAAAAAGGGTGCCGCTCCCTCGTTCAAAGGCTACAAGGGCTTTCCTACTGCTTGTTGTATAAGTTTGAATAATGAGATAGTACATGGATATCCCAGAGATAACAAGATAAAAAGCGGTGATATAGTCAAGATAGATATTGGTATATGCTTTAAGAGCAGATATTCCGACCAAGCAATTACATTTGTAGTTGGAGAAGGCAAGTCTAAAAAGCATCTTGATTTAGTATATACAACCAAACTGGCATTAGAGAGAGCAAAAAAGGTTGCTATTCCAAATAATACTTTGAATCAGATTTCGTGGGAAATACAGCGAACAGCACAGGAAAATGGATTGGGTATAGTTACTGCTTATACAGGACATGGCGTGGGTTTTGAAATTCACGAAGAACCAATTATCAGAAATATTGTTACTCCAAATGAAAATATGCGATTAGTAAAAGGAATGGTGTTGGCTATTGAGCCGATGTTTGCATTAGGAAAGGGCGATGTTGAAGATAAAGGATATGCTGTTGTAACTAAAGATAATAGTATGTCCTCCCATTTTGAGGAAACAATTATCGTAAGATGAAAAAGAGTAAGACAAAAAAACTACTGTGTGAATATTGGAATCAGGGCAAAATCTGCGGTCTTGATAGAACTAAGCATTGCCCCTATACCAAAGCCACCAGTTACAAATGCGAGAGCTGGCTCAAGCGGATAAAACGACGCAAGAAAGGGATACATATTCCTGTGATAATTACCGATACAAGAGAAAATTGTGGCTACTTATTCAAGGGCAAAGAGGCAGAGGCAAAAATAGTTATGAAGAAACTGGCAACAGGAGATTACAGTTTGGAAGGCTTCGAGAACGATATAGTCATAGAAAGAAAGCGGATAAACGAACTCTTTGGGAATTTTGCTGGGGACAGGGAACGATTTATGCGGGAAGTTGAACGAATGGAAAAAATCCCATATAAGTTTCTCTTGATAGAGGGTTCATTCAAAGATTTAGCCCAAATGAAAAAAGTCCCAGGCAAAGTCAGTATTAAATTAGTGGTGGCTACCCTCATCAGTTTGATGATAAAGCACAATGTAAAAGTTGTATTCGCTGGAAATCCGAAACTGGCGGAACAGTTGGCATATAGGATTCTTATCAAGTTTTTTAACTATAAGATAAAAGGGGATGTATAATGGGAACTAATTACTATTTAAGAACAGATATTTGTAAAAGTTGTAAGAGATATGAAGAGATTCATTTAGGTAAGCATAGTTTTGGTTGGGTATTCCATCTACAATTTAACGATGGCAAATTTTATGAGCACTGGAGAGGAATGAGAAAATGGCTGAGAGACAAGACAAAAAGTGGTGCAAAGATATTCGATGAATATGAAAAAGAAGTTAATTTATGCAGTTTTATAAGATTAGTTCAAAAATTCCAGAGAGATAAGAAGAATAGAAGGCACAATGATTATGTGAAAAAGAATTTTCCCTATAACCCTGAGTATTTAAAGGATATGATTGTAGATGCAGATAATTTTGAATTTGCTAATTACGAATTTAGTTAAAAAAAGAGAAATAGAAAGGAAATATAATGGAGTTTATTAGATTCTTACGATTTTGGTGGCGATACAAAGCATTGGGATTTAAAAGATGTTGGAGAGAAAGAGAGAATTTTAAAAGATTAGTTCGTTTAATAGACGAGTTTTAGGAGGAGAATTAGATGGATTGGTTAGATAAAGAACTTGCTTTTATAACTTGGCTTTATAAATATAGTAACTTTTTTGGACAGTTAAAGCGGAAAGAGTTTAAGGAATTTCTCACCAGAAAAGAGGCTTGGGAACAATTTTGTAAGGAAATAGGAGAAGATAGGTGTCCAAACTGTGGTGGTGAATATCAACAGATTGGAAAATATTTCACCGCAGAAGGATATAAGATTTTAATTGATGGCTGTAAAAATTGTGGGCACACGAGGGAAAGATAAAATGGCAAATGATGTATGGCTTATGACTCCCGAAATCTATATGGAGATATACAGATTGGCTGTGAAGCATGGCAAGAAGGTTGGGGATTCGATGGCGGAGGAGTTTAAGGAAATTTTGCAAAAGAGAAAAGGTGAAATCGAGCATCTGGGGACTTCTGATAAGGATGCAGATTTATTGACAGGGAATCTTCGTGAAGAAGGTTTGAAAATAATAAACCTCAGAGAACTGGAAAAAGAATGATACTGCGAAAGGTAAACAAATGAAACATCCTAAATTAAGAGCAAGGAAAAGACCAAAAAGAACGAATATCCGTAAAACTAAGCAAGATATTACAGAAATTATTGAAAATAGTCAAAGAGATATTCGTTGGTATTTGGCTAAAGATATTATGGATTATTTGAAGAAAAGAGGTATGTTAGATGTCAGGAAGAAAGACAAGAAGAAAAATAAAAAGAAGAAAAAGAAATAAACATAGATTAAGAACAAGAGGATTTGTTGAAAATCTTACACATTTCTTTTTAAAAGGAAGAGTTACTGACAAGTATACCAAAATAACTACTTTAATGATTATAGTATTAGAACTATATTGGACAACATTAGATTCTGTTTGGTTTGCTGTTGAAATGTGGTCTCCAATTCCAGTATTAGTAAACATATTGGTTATGTTATTCTTACTTCGATTAATAAATGGGAAGTAGAAAATGAAAGACCCAAAAAGAATAAATAGAATATCAAAATTGATTGGGAAGATTTGGAGAAAAAATCCTAGTTTGAGATTATGCCAATTAATAGGAAATTGCTTTAATTTTAGCACAAACGATACTTCAATAATAAACGATTTATATTATATAGAAGATGACGAATTGGAACGAAGATTAAGAGAGATATATAAGGAGGAATAAAGTTGAGTCTGCATAAGACATTGAAGCCGAGAAGAAAAAAGGTTCGTTCCGTTCTAAAGAGACATGAAAGATTGGCAAAGGCTATTAGGGAACGGAATTGGCTCAAAAAGATGGGTGCATATGGTTTACCCAAGTTTAACCCACTAAAATTTAAAGTGAAAAAGAAAGAGGAAGAAGAGCAAACAACTACATTAGGTAAAGTTGATATTGTAGCACAGCATAAATTAGAGAAAGAAAAATTAAGAGAAGAAAAAAAACAGAGAAAGAAAGGGAAAGATACAACTGGAATAAGATGATTAAATATTGCCTATGTGGTAATAAAATAGATAAAAGGTCTAAAAATTGTAGAATATGTGCTAACTTGGGAATAAATAATCCAAGATATGAATTTAGTAAATATAATATAACTAAAGAATTTTTGATAGAAGAATATCTTAATAATAGAAATTCCATTTCTCAAATTGCAAGAAAGAAAAAATGTTCCGAATCTTGTATTTATAGTAAATTGAAGAAATTTCAAATTCGGATTAGGACAAGAAGCGAAGCTAATAAAGGAATAAGTAGAGGTTTGGGTAAGAAACGACTTCCTTTTACAAAGGTGTGGAAAAGAAGAATTAGTGAAAACCATGCAGATTTTTCTGGTAAAAATAATCCCAGATTTGGTAAAAGATTATCCAAATAAACGAGAAGAAAAATCAGAACTACAAAAGTCAAACATCATGTTTATTTAAAAGAAAATAAAGACGATACGGTACTTATTAAGCAATCAATTCATCGTAAATTACACGCATATGCTTATAATTATTTAGTAGAACTTGGTTTAATTAAAAAATATATTAAATGGTTTGAAAAAAAATTGAAAATAAAATTAATGAAAACTATGGGGAGGAAATAATAAGTAATGAAAATTGTATTGTACATATTATTAGGTTATGCGGTGATGGCAATAATTTGCTTTTGTTTAGTGGTGAGAACATTGAGTAGTATATAAATGAAGGAGGAAAAATGACATTGACTCCATTACAGCAGTTAATAATTATGGGAACTATCTATGTTTCTGTCTATGTTGGGATAGTTCTGTTTCTAAGACATTGTTACAGGAAAGATAAAAAATGAAGCTCAAGAACCACCTATATTATTCAGAAAAAGGAATCAGGTTATACAATGCAGATTGTCTGGATGTTATGCGGAAACTGCCAGATGATTATGTGGATTTGATTGTAACCGATCCTCCTTATGGAATTTCCTTCATGGCAAAGGAGTGGGATACTTTTAATGAGGTTAAGGATATTCAAAAAGAATTTAGTAATACTGTTTATGCTAAAAAAGGATTCAAGAAATTACCAAGAAATAAACCCTTTGGAATGATTAAATTTTTCGTGCCTATTTGGAAAGAAGCATTAAGAGTATTAAAGCCAGGAGCCTTTGCTTTTGTAATGTGTGCTCCTCGTCAGGATGTATTAAGTAAACAGATAGTAGCATTACAAGAGGCTGGATTTGAAACTGGGTTTAGTAGTGTTTATTGGAGTTATGCAACAGGATTCCCAAAAGCAAGTAATATAGGAAAGAAAATAGATAAGAGATTAGGCAAAGAAAGAAAAATTATAGGAAAAAAACCAGGAAATTATGCTGATATTCGTAGAGACAAAAAAACAGGGCAGGATAGTCTTCATGGAGGGATTGCGACACAAAGAGAAAGAATAGAAAGTTTTATTACCGAACCAGCATCACCACAAGCCAAATCTCTTGATGGTTCTTATGGTGGCTTCCAACCCAAGCCAGCAGTTGAAATAATAATAGTAGCAATGAAACCTTTATCTGAAAAATCATATATAGACCAAGCATTAAAGAATAAACATGGTATTACATATTTAGATAACTGTAGAATTCCTTATGAAAGTGATAATGACAAGAAGAAAGCCAAATTTGGGACTCAAACAGATATCAGGGGGAATGCTTATAATAAGAATAGACCAAGCGAGGGAAAAATTTATGCTAAAAATGTTTTATCATCCCAAAAAGGTCGTTTTCCCGCAAATTTGCTCGTGAGTAATGATGTATTAAATGATGGTGGGAATTACAAAACAGGTAATCTGAATAGACGAGGTAATAGCAAATATTGGGGTTTAAATGGACAGGCTTTAAATCACAAGGGTAGTTCTGGTTCATATTCTCGTTATTTTTCACTTGATAAATGGTGGATAGAAAGAGTTAAAAAATTACCCCCAGAAGTTCAGAAAGTATTTCCTTATTTAATAGTGCCTAAAGCTAGTAAAAGAGAGAAAAATAGAGGATGCGAAAATTTACCTAAAAAACAAAAAGTATTTAATGGTCAAAGTAATCAATCATCTAAAGATATAAAAGATGTAGAAGAAAGATTTACCACACAACCTACAAGTAATAATCACCCTACTGTAAAACCTATAAAACTCATGAGTTATCTCATTACTTTGGGAAGTAGGGAAAATGACATCGTATTAGACCCGTTTGCTGGCTCTGGAACTACCTTGATTGCTTCCAAATTGCTCAATAGAAAAGGAATAGGAATTGAACTAAGCAAAGAATACTGCGAGATAGCGAAGCACAGGATAAAAGGTCGGTCAAAATGACATTGTTGATTGCAGTGCTTTTAATTTTACTAGTAAGTTATGGAGTAGTTAAATTATTAAACTGGTGATGATATGAAGCAATATACTTTAGAACAATTTAAAACCAAATTGAATAAGATCTATTGCTGCGAGTGTTTGAAAGGAATGCAGGCTATACCAGATAAATCTGTAGATTTAATTATTACAGATCCTCCTTATGGAATAAATTATAGTTCATTTAGAACACATAGCAAAAAATTGGAAAACGATAATCAATTAAATTGGGTTTCTGATTTTTTTAGCATATTATCTGACAAAGTTAAAAAAGATACACATCTATATGTTTTTGTCGATCCTGAAATGATGCCGAATTTCTGTTTTTCTATAAGGAAATATTGGAAAGTTCGCAATTTTCTAACCATCCCAAGAGCCGTGAAAGGAAATGGTGGCGATAGAATTTTTCAACAACAATTTGAATTTTGTATATTTGCTACTAAGGGCAAAGGAAAAAAATTTAATCAAACACAAATATTAAAACCCAGTAGAGGCTATATAAAAGATAAAAGATATAGTGCAAAAGAATGGTTATATAGATTACCAGATAATTGGTATTGGACTAAAGCAAGTGAGCACAATCTTAATAGACTTCATCCAACACAAAAGAGTGTAGAATGTATTAAGTATATGATTCAATTATCATCAAATAAAAATGATATAATTCTTGACCCATTTATGGGTTCGGGAACTACGGCAGTTGCCTGTAAAAATTTGGGTAGAAATTTTATTGGTTTTGAAATTTCACAAGAATATGTAAATATAGCCAACAAAAGATTATCGAGAATTAAGGATTAAATATGTCAATATACTGCACAAAATGTCCTTTACATCTGACAAGCACGACCAACGATGGCAGACGCAAGATAAACTGTCTTAGTGGTTATGGTTTGAAAGATGCCAAAATTATGCTAATAGGAGAAGCACCTGGGCAAGAGGAAATTATCAAGAAGAAGCCTTTCGTCGGGAAAGCGGGGCAGGAACTTGACAAATGTCTAAAGGAAGCGGGAATAGCAAGGAATAAGATATTTTTGTCAAACTCGGTCAGATGTCGCCCTGAAAATAACCGAACCCCGACTGCCAAAGAGATGAAGGCTTGTCGGGAATTTCTGGTGAACGAAATCCACACTATCAAGCCCAATGTAATCGGCTTGCTTGGCAATGTTGCTATGAAGCAGGTTCTGAACAAGACTGGCTCCCTCAAATTTCAGGGGCATCCATTTTGGAGTGACGAGTTTCAGGTTACTTGTATTCCTCTAATTCATCCGAGCTATATTATTAGGAACTCGCAGAATAATGAGATAAGAGATAAGTTCATTAAGACTCTGGAATTTGTAAAAGTAGCAAGCAAAACCAGAGGACAAATTAAAAGTAAAACATCCCCTGTGAAATATGTCGTTTGTAATGATATGAAAAAGGTTAAATTACTTTTCTCCAGATTAAAGCAAATTAAAGAAAACTCCATTGACACAGAATCAACTGCTCTGCGACCTTACAATGGCAAGTTGCTCTGTATATCTTTTAGCTGGAAGGAAAATACTGGGATAGTCTTACCTCTGTTAGACAGAAACCTCAAGCGAATTTGGAATAATCAGCAATATAGTTGGATTTTGGGCGAACTTCGCAAATATTTTAGTAGAAAAAATGTCAAGAAAATATATCAAAATGGTAAGCATGATATTCAATGGTTCAAATATCACCTCGGCATAGAAAGCACGATAGAGTTTGATACTCAGTTGGCTCATTATTCTTTGAATATGGAA